GGGGTGAACGGAACCGTGCACGATGCCGACAGTGTTGATCGCCGTCTGGTGGGCGATGGGCTCGGTTACCGTGATGTTGAAGACGCGCGTGGCAACCGGCGCTTCCCCGAGCCGGTGGCGAAGCGTGCGGGGAAGTACCTCGCGGTGCGAGACGTAAGCCATGGTCAGGCAGCCCCCAGGATGGTCACGGGCTCAGCCCGCAGGGAGTCTATGGCGGCCTTGATCGCCTTCAGTTCTGTCGTTTGCTTGGCGGCTTCTGACACGGCCGGATCTTGGCGGCCGCTCAGGAACCGCAGCACGTCGTCGATGCCGCCGCGGCGAACGTCCTGCACCCGCAACGGCTGATCGCTGCGGCGGGAGAACTCGGCACCGCGGGCCGCGCGAATCTCCGCCGTTCGGCTGGCCAGCCGTTCCTCGAGCGTGCGGCGTTCCTCGGCAATGCGGTTGTTTTCGTCGGCCACTTCCTGCTGCCGTGCAGCGAACGCGGCGGCGAAGTCCTCGCGCTGCTGGCGGGCCGCCTGGTCGTCGAATGCGGCGATCTGCTGCTGGATGCGGGCCTGGTTGAGCAGGCCGTCGAGTTGATCGCGGATGCCCTGCGCCCGCGCCTCCTCGTCGGCGCGGAATTGCTTGAACACCGCTGCCACGCCGGCATCGGCTTGGTTGGCAAGGTTGCGCTGAAGGTCCAAAACGACCTTGGCAGCACCAGCCATTTCTTCTTTGAGCAACTGGGCGCCGATTGTTTCGGGGTCCAGCATCTGCTCCAGCTTTTTGCGGGCAGCATCCGCGCCGGCAGCCAGCCTTCCTGCGGACTCGGTGGCCTTGTCAACGCTGTCGATCGAAGCCGGAGACAGCCCTGCCCAGTCCGTGAGCGACTTGAGTCCGTCGCCAATGAATCCGAAGAAATCGCCGGCGATTCTCGCCGTAAGGAACAGTTCTTTCCCAATAGCATCAAAGACAGGCGTGCCAAGCGCATCCTTGAGCGGAACGATGATCTTGTTGAGGCCGCCAATGACTTCGGCGGCGCCGGAACTGATTCCCGACAGCAGCCCGGCGAATGGAAACGTCAGAGACCGCAGAACGCCGGTGACAGAGGTGCCCAGCGACTCAAGGGACGAATCCACTTGCAACAGCCGCTGTGCGTCTAGGCCGCTGATTCTGGCACCGAAACGCTCGATGTCGCGCTCAGCTTCAGCAAACCCGCGCAGTGTCGGCAGAAGGTCGGCGCCGGTCTTGCCGAAAATGGCGACGGCAGCAGCGGCACGCGCTGCCGGATCTTGGATGCCGACTAGAGCCTCGGCAGTCTGACGAAAGACTTGCTCAGGGCTCAGCGTCTTCAGCGAGTCAACGGAAATGCCTACTCGGTCAAATGCCTTCTGCGCCTTCTCGCTGCCGGTCGATGCCGCGTCGATCCGCACCAGCAGCTTGTTGAATGTCGAGCCAAGTTCGTCGATTGACGATCCCGACCGGCGGGCCGCCTCGTCGAGCACCTGGACGAAGTCGAATGAGGCGCCCAACTTGTCGGCTGCGAACGTCAGCCGCTCCACCTGATCGGCGGTGCTGACCAGGTAGGCGATCGTGGCCCCGCCGGCAGCGGCCAGCGCAGTAAACCCCGCGACGGCACCGGGCACGCTGATGCCGAGAGCCGTGAGCGACTCGCCGACGCTGGCGGCCGACGCCGCGAACGACGTGCCAAACAACTTGTCTACGTTGCCGGCAGCGCGGCCGAGATTGCCCAGCAGCTTCTCGGTGGTGGAAACGCCTTTCGCCAGACCGGCCGTGTTGGCCGTGATCTGCATGGCGAGTCCGATTGCCGTTGCCATGTCGTCACCCGTTCAGGTCGGCTTCCATCCGTCGTAGCTGCTCGTCGATCTGCAGTTGGTGCTGCGGCGGCTTACCAACCGTCGGCACCAACTCCTCAGCGGTCGGCACGTTCGTCGCCCCTGCCCTGGCAAGGATGGCCACGATGATTGAAGCGGTCTGGAGCCACGGATCCGGCAGCGGGTGGAAGTACTTGTCCACCGCTTGCCACTCCGCGAACTCCCTGCTGCTCATGCGTTGCGACAGTTCCTCCGCGGTCATCCCGTGCATTGCGGCCAGACGGAGGAGGAACACCCGCTCCGGCCGCAGGTTCAGTTTTTTGCCAACTCCTCCACGTCGCCTTTGCTCAGGCCGTTGTGCTTCGCGGCCTTGGCAAAGAGCCGATCGCACACCGCGGCCGACTTGGCGGCAAGTGCGTCCAGCTCGCCGGCCGTGAACAGCAGCACGCCGTTGGCGTCGCAGAGCGTCCGCTGCAGCAGCTTGGCGCGGAAGTTCTCCATGCCGCGAATCTTGCTCAGCGTCCACTCGTTTTCGTATGCGTCCCGCTCGCCCACGGTCATCACGCGAATGAACACCGAGCCGCCCCACTCGGGCACTTCCACCTCGAGCGGTTGGCCGTCGTTGGCTGCGATGATCTGCGATTTGGTCAGTGCCGGCATGTCAGTTGTCCAGGAGTTGAAAGGTAACGGAGTATTGCGTCACTCCGTTGAGCGTCGGACGCTGCGTGAACCCCAGGTAGATTGCCTGACTTGTCAACGACATGCCGCCGCCTGAAATGACGATCTGCTTGCGCAGCCCGTATTCCGAAGAGCTGACGTTTGCCGATCCGCGGCACTCTACGGTCACGCTGCCGGCATCATCAGTCCACACGACAGACCGGCCGCGAGAGGCGCTGCCGGCATACTGGGGCACCACGTCCACCACTTCGGCGAACGCCACGCCACCCCAGGTCACAGCAATGCCAACGCTGTTTGTGGCCACGGGATCCCCCGCGGCTTAGACGCGGGCCACGCGAAGGGTGGCGGAACCGCGAATGATGTCGTTGGTGGCGAGCGTCACGCTCGAACTTACGACGGTGGCAGCGATGCCAGACAACGTAAGCCCGCCGGCAACGGTCAGCGTGCCAGTGGTCTTGTCGGCGATGACCGTGCTTCCCTGATAGTCGAAGGTCAACTCGCGGCCCGTGTCGGCTGCCGATGGCCCCAGCGGGCGATCCTGCGAAAGCTGGGCGGCACCCGCCGTCAGCCCCAGGTGCGACACGTCAATCGTGTCGCCGGACTGCGGATCGTTGAGGTTGTAGACGACGTTTGTGATCGTGTACGAGGTCGAGGTATTCGGGAACTTGAGTGACGTTCCCGATCCGTCGTGCGGCGTAGCGACAGGCACGGTTACGGCTCCTGGTAGATGACTTCGTAGGTCTGGCGAACCGCGAAGGCGTTGGGAAACTCGGCTCCGTCCAGTTGCGCCAGGTCGTCGGCCTCGTCGTCAAGGCTGACGTTATTCACCGTCGTATTGTCCGCCGTGCCGTTGTAACCGTCCAGAATCGCACGCATGGCGTCTGCCAGCGTCCGGGCGGCGGCGTAGGTGGCACCAACCGCGGTGTACTCAATCCGCACCTTGGGAGCCCCGATCGGGCCGCCTAGCCCCTGCTCGCGTGTGATGCCAAGCCGGCGGTAAACGACCCACGGCAACGCCGTACCAGCCGGCACCATGAGCGGATGGATGCGAGTGCCGGCAAGGGCCGTGAATGACGCATTCCCAACCAGGACACTGCGGAGCACGACGTCAGGAGCTTTCATCACTTGCCTCCCCGCGGGTGCAGTGATTCGTTGATCGCCTTCTGCAGGGCGTTTGCCATCTCCTTGCCAACGAGCGATTTCATCTGCGATTCAGACTGCTTGAACGCCGTGAAGATCGGCGGCTTCCCGGTGCTGCCGCCAATCGGCATTCGCCCGGTAGATACAAACTGCCCTTTCGGCGCGGACTTGAAGAACGAAAACCGCGTATCGGTAGTAAGCTTTCCGCCGGTGTTGGCGATAGCAAACTTCCCCCGCTTGCTGAGAGACGACGCGATCCGCCCACGCTTCGTGAATCGTTCCTGCGTGCCGAACTCTAAGAAGTGGGCGTGATTGCCCTTCTTCTTGTCATTCTTGTCCGACTTGAAACCGCGAGACACTACGGCGTAGCCGGCCAGTGCGATGCCCGTCCCGCTCTTTCGGTATCGCTTGGTCTTCTTGGTCACAGCCGCCCTGAGGTTGCCTGTTGGCCCTTTGGGTGTCGCCTTCTTGAGGGCCTGCACGCCGGGCACGATGGCACGGCCCAACGCGGCCGCCATGTGCTTTGCCTGCAGGTTCAGCGGCAGTTTGCGAAACTCTGCTTGCAACTGTGGAATCGAAGGCGTGAACTCTACGTTCATGTCGTCTCCGTGCAGATAGCTTCGTGCACGCTGCGATTGCCCTTCTCCAGCAGCGACACAATTTCCAGCGTCCGCGACCGCCAAGCGAACCGCATCGTCTGCGTCAGGCCCGGCAGGTACCGCAGCCGCACGGTGTGCGTTACCAGCGTGTCTTGCTTGCCGTTGGCCAAGGCTTCGCTGGCGGACACGCCTTCCACGCTGGCCCACGCACTGCTGCTGTTGCTCCACGTCAGCACCGTTTCGCCCAGGCTGTTGGTGGCCCCAGTGGCGATCTGCACGGTGACACGTTCGCGGAGCTTGCCGAAGTCCATCAGCGGTACTCCGCACTGCGGCAGGAATCCAGCAAAGCCTTCACGCCGAACTCGATCTCCTTCGAGACCGTGCCGGTGAGTACCGCGCCACGGATCTCGTACCAGTGGCCGACGAGCATGAGGATGGCGGCGCGGATCTGCTTCGGCACCTTGGTGCCGTCCTCGCCGTAGCCGGCCCACCACGTCACGGCGATGGAGTTTTGATCGACGAGGTGGCTGGGCCACGTGCCGGCGTAGATCGTGCGAATCACGCCTGCCGGCCGATCGACGCGGTACTCGCTGGCCGCCAGCGTCGCCGTCGATGGCGTTGCCGTGCCGGCGTCATTGAGCGTGTAGGTGACGGTGGTGCCGGTGTAGGCCGCAGCCGTGGCCATCGGCGGCCGTGGCAGCCGGAACTCGAGCGGAAACGTGTCCAGCCGCATCGTCAGTTTTTGGTGCACGAACGCCCGGCCGGTGTACACCTCGCACCACTCGCGGGCCGCCGTGATGAGCCCCTGGATGTACAAGTCATCCGTTTCGGAATCGACGCGCAAGTGCTGCTTGGCGCCGGCCACGCTCACCGGCTCAACGACTGGCTCGGTGTCTCGCGTCAGGCTGCGGTATCTCATTGGCTCCGCCTCCGTCGCTTTGGCGTTGCGTCGGCCCGTTCGACCACCGGCTCGAGCGACGCCGTTTCAATCTCGGTCGTGCCGGGATTCTCCGGGAACGGCACGGCCACGCCACGCCGCACGTACTGCTCGCCAGAACCTCCCAGGTCGTGGACGCTGCCCTTGGCGAACTGGCGGTAGCCAATGCGAAACTTCACCTTCATCCCACCCTCCATGCGTCGTCAGGCTTGCTGCCGGTGTTCGTGAACTGCGTGGCGTACTGGAAGGCGGGCTTCGTGAAGTCCTGCCCTGGATAGCTCACCACGTACTCGCCATGTCCAATCGTCACCCGTGGAGTGACATAGCAGCGGTTGCCGGACTTCTTCCACTGCCGCCAGAACCACATGTCGTCGTCCACGTGCCCCGGCCCCCAGCCGCCATCCTTGTCAGGCTGTGACCAAAACCAGGGTTTCTGGCACCGCTTCAGAGCCGCCGTAGAAATCACAGTGCAGCCGAAGTGGGTGGCGTCCACCTGCTGCACCGGCTCGCCAAACCACTCCTTCGGCACCTCCGTGAATCCGCTTTCCGGCGGGTTGTCGAGCGTGTCGAGCAGCGTGAACATCGGCCGCCCGTCCTCGCGTTTGGCCTGGATCGGAGCCAGTGCGTCACACTGAAACGCCATCGCCATAGCGAATAGCTGCTCGACATCCTCTTTGAGCACAAACGAGTCGTAGTCGAGCGTCAGGATGAACTCGTGCGAGTTGATAACGCCTTCCATCACGTTGCTGTTCACTTGTGACCAGAAGGCCCCGGTGCCCATCGTCGGCGTGATTCCCAGCGGCACAAGAGCTTTCCACCAGCCGAACGTGTTGGCCGTGAAGTTCAGCCGCGGCATCGACAGCACGGCGTGAACTCGCACGTCTACCTGCGTGTCGCCCACTCGCACCAGCATTTGCAGCCTCCAAAAGAAAACGGCGGGCGGGGAGTCCCCTGCCCGCCGTCTCTGTTGTCGCTGTAGTGTCAACCGTCAGCCGCTGACGAAGCCGTTGGCACCCTTCTTTGCGGCGTTGTCCACGCCGTCTTCCGCCTTGCCAAGCCGGGCCAGCGTGACGACGGCCTTGGCGGCAGTCATTGGGGTAGCGGAGACCTTGACGTACCGCTTGTGGCCGCGGAGGTCGAGGTCAAACCGCATCACCACATCGGTGCCGGTGTTGGCGGCCGTGGGCGTCGGGATCAGGAACTGCGTCGAGCTGGTGGCGGTGCCACCGACGAAACCGCTGATGTTGCTGAAGGCCGTGTTGTCGTCCGACTCCTCGAGCTTCAGCACGTGAGCCACGACGCTTGCGGTGCCGGCGGCGACTACCGCACCGAAGACGACATCAAGGCTCAGGTACTTGTGCCCAAGGCAGTCGATGGTGTCGGAGTGCGTGGCGGTGCTGGCAACGCTGGCGCTGACCTTGGCATGGCTCTTGGTGTTTTCCAGATGGTTCACTTGGGAATCTCCTGTAGGTCAGAGGTCAGGCTCAGCTACCCTTGATCGCCACGATCGGGCCGGCGTTGCTGGAATCGCCGACCGAGTGCCAGACCATCGTGCCGCGAGCAATCGCGGTGAAGAGGGTCAGGTCGTACTCGACGTACCGCTCCGTCGAGACGCGGGTGGCGAGCTGCGACCGCAGGCCGAACATGCCAGCCAGATCGGGCCGCCCGAAGTAGGCGATGATCTGCCCGGTGAAGTCCGAATCGGTCGTCACCACCTGGTCAGTGAGCTCGACCGGGTAGCCGGCGAACTGGAGGCCCGTCCCGCCTTCGACACTGACGCGGCCGCCGCTGGCGAGATCCAGCCGCTGCATCGCCAACGCGAAGCCGATCGGCGAGATGTACCACCGGGCACCTTGGATCGCATACCGCGGGAGCTTGCCGATGGCACCGAGGAAGTCGGCCGCCACGAGCTCCGCCCACGTGTCGTGTCCGGCCGTGGTCGTGTGGACCGAGGCGGTGCCGATCTTGTTCTGCAGTCCGTAGACGCCGCCGTAGGTGCTAGTGCCGTCGCCCTTCACGGCGGCGGCCTCCAGTTTGGCGGCGATCGCGGTGCCGAACTCCAGCGTGAGGAAATCCCCGACGTTGATCGCGGCATCGGCCAGCAGCTCGTTGCTCACCTTCGTGCCGGCGGTGAGCTTGGAAGCCACCAACTGCACGAGGTTCATCGTCGGGTCGCTGGTGTCGATCTCCGATGCTTCCCCGGTCCAGTTAGCAGTGACGCCACCGGTACGCTTGGGGAACGACACGTTGTCGCTCGACATCGGCACCTGCTGCATAACCGACGCCCACACCGTGTACTCATCGACGTTGCGGATCACGTTGGCGGAGAACACGTCGGGCACGACAACGCCGGCGGAGTTGTTGACTCCTTCGACCATCGTGCGGCATTCCATGCCGTTGTCGTGGCACCACCGGCGGGCTTCGGCGTCACCGCCGTACGCGCCCTTAATCCACTGCCCAATCGTGAAAGCGTCCTTCCGGCCTTCAACCGTGTTCGGGAACGCACGCAGGCGGCCGCGGAACGGCACCGCCTCGATGCGGGTTTCGGGCTGGACGCCACGCGCTTCGGGCGTGGGGGTGCAGCGGTTCACGACCGCCCGCAGATTCGCGGACGATTCGGCCACCGACTGCTCGAAGGAGATCTTCTTGCCGAGGTCGGCGGCACGCTTGGTCAGCGCCTCCAGCTCAAGATCACGCTCGGCGATCTTGTCGGCGTCTTCCGACTCGATCGCCCGAACGGCGTCGATTCGGTTGGCGAGATCGGCGGCCTCGTCCTGGAGCTTGGCGAGCACGTCCTTGGGCATGTGACTGTCTCCCAGTGCCAGCGGCGGTATGCCGCGTGTGCGATGGAAGGCAGGCTACGACCGAGGTGGTACACCCTTGCAGAGCCGGAAATCGGAATGTGTTGTTTTCACAACAACACGGGCACGAGTGCCGCATTTTGGGCACCGCATGTAACGCAACTGTTCCGCGCCGATAGAGCGGCTGGAACGTGTCCGCAGTTGTTCACCGCAGCGGCACCGCGGCCGGTCAGCCATGACGGAGCATCCGAAGGCGAAGAGCAACCGCTGCGGCGGCGTCCACGATTCGCGAACGGCGAACAACAGAGGCCAGCTTGTCTGCAGCCCGCGTGATTGCGGCTTGTTCCTGCATCCAGCGCTCATACGAACGCATGGCGACAGAAGCGGAGGTGGCGGGGTACGCGGGCACGAGTACCGGCCCCACGTCATACAACCCGCTCACCTCCCGAATCTGCCGGACGGCACCGCCCTTTTCGTCTGTCGTGAACGACTCGCCGGAACGGTCAACAGTGAAGGCGAACGACGAGCCTTTCACGTCACGCCGCTGGATCAACTCGACAACGTCGGCTCGGCTGACCGGCGGTGTCACGACGTACCGCAGGCCCTTGTCATCGCTCGACAACTCAAGCGTGCCGGACGATGCACGGCCCAACACGATGTTGGAATCGTGGTTGAACAGAGCCACAACGTCCTGCCGGCCACGCTCGCGGCCAAGGATCCTGTCGAAGGCCCCGGGCACGATCATCTCTCGGAAGCCGCCCAGGTCGAGCGAGAGGCGGTTGTAGACGGCGGCGTAGCCGACGATGGCCGCTCGGCCGTCGGCGCGGCTTTCGACGATCAGCTCGTCGTCGGCCTCAAGCTGCATGTCGCGGCGTTCAAGTTCCATTCGACTGGTCCTCCGTCGTCGCCTGGTCCTCGGTGTCGTCCTCCGGCGAGTCGTCGGCCGGTTCCGGTATCGCCGGCGCCGGCTGCGGTTCCGGCGGCCCGGCAATCGCGGCGTCCACCGACTGCATGTTGAGCGGCACCAGCCGCAACTTGCCGGCGCCGGCCGGCAGCGGCGGCATTCCCAGGTATGCACGGGCCTCGTCAATGTCGTACACGCCGCGGTCCAGCATCGCAGTAATGAACGCCGACTGTGCCGCGGAGTCTCCACGCAGCAGCCCGCCGACGTTGTGCTCCGCAAAGTACCGCTCGTCGTCCGCGATGAGGTCGCGGGAGATCGCCGCTTCCCACCGCTTGAGGTGCGGGAGGAGGCAGTGTTGGACGAACTCGGTGCCCTGCACTTCGATGTTGCTGTAGGTGCTGCGGGTCAGATCCTGGATCATGTGCGGCGGCACTCGGAACGTGCGGCACACCTCGATCACCTGATACTGCCGCGTCTCGAGGTACTGGGCTGCCTCGTTGCTGCCGGTCAACTCGCGGACCTTCACGCCTTGCGGGAGGATCGCGGTACGAAAAGCCCGATCGGCTCCGCGGTGCAGACGCTCCCAAGCATCGCGGAGCTTCTCTCGCTCTTCGCCGGGAATCGGGTTATCCGACTCCAGGATGATCCCCGGCCGAGCACCGTTGCCGAAGAAGCTGCTGCCGTGCTGCTCAAGGGCGCGGGCCAGTCCAATCGCATCCCGCGAAAGGTTCGTCGGCGGCACGCCGTTGATTCCGTCCAACGACAGAAACCGCAGGTGGAACATCTGCTCCTGGCGGTAGGCAGTTTGCCGGCCGTTTGGCTCGCGGTACAGATATCGCAGCCGGCCGTTCTCAAGCTGCTCCACCTTCATCCGCGACGGATGCAACGGCCACAGTTCACTAACGGAGCCGGACGCGCCAGGGCGAATTTCGGCGAACGACTGCCCGTACATGAGGTAGAGGGCCGTCATCATCTCGCGGAACTCGAGGGCCGTGAGCCACGGGTTTGGCTGCTGGTACAGCAGCCGGTACAGCGGTAACCCGTCTGCCCGCACCTTGCCGCCGTCTGCGGCCCGCTCGTACAGATGCAGCGGCAGTGCCGCCACGCTCTCGGAAATCACGCGGATGCAGGCGAGGAACGCCGAGCACTGAAGCGCCGTTTCCGGCGTGATTCGGATGCCGGCGGTGGTGCGTGTTTCGCTCGACCAGTCCGCGCCGCGGAGGTCGATCATCCGCCACTCGCGGCCGCTGGCGATCACATCGCCCTTGATCGTGTCAGTGCTCATAGCTCGATGAGATCCCAGCTCTGTTCGGGCTTGGCTGTGGCAACCGATTGCAGCCCCAGGGCCATGACGAGAGACACGATGCCGTCAATTCGCTCGGTGCTCTTGGCCTTGCTCGGCTTGATGTTGCCCTGGTGATCGCTCTGCACTGCCACGTTCGCGGCCATCCACGACAGCACCGGGTGCCCGCCGTGTCGGATTCGCTGGGCCAACACCATCGCCTCTAACTGCTTGGAAGGCGCCGACATTGAGCCGTAACCCTGCCCAAACCCTACCACCTCAATGCCGTCTCCTTGCAGTTGCGTGGCAAGCTGCGTGGCATTCCATCGGTCGATGGCAAGCTGGCGGATGTTGTACGTCTTGGTGATTTCGTTGATGTCGCGCCGAATCACGTCGTAGTCGGTCACGTTGCCATCCGTGGCGCGGATGTGGCCGTCGCGGATCCAGCCGACATAGTCCACCTTGTCGCGCTGCGTCCGCTCGGCAGCGTTGGCGGCCGGGATCCAGAACCACGGCAGCACGTCAAAAGTGCCGTCGTCCGCCTGGCTGACGAGGACGAGGGCCGAAATGTCGTAGCTGCTGGCCAAGTCCAGCCCGGCGTACCACTGACGCTTGCCGAGGGCCGCGTCGATCGCTCCGCCGCACTTCGCCCACGACTCCGGCGACAGCCACCTCACGTCCTGGGTCGTCCAGACGTTGAGCCTGTAGCGCAGAAAGCTGTTGAGCTTGCTCGGCGATTGGTCGGCTTCGCGGGCGTCGGCCGCGAATGAATCGAGCGTGATCGTCTGCCCCAACGACGGGTTGGCCTTGCGCCACGTCGCCGGGTTTTTCCAGTCGTCATCCGGGCTGGCGGCGTAGATGCACCCAAAGAAAGCCGGGTCTACCGTGGGATCGGCGATGCACCGCTCGGCGTAGGCGTGCTGCTCCCAGCAAATGCTCTTCCGGTCGAAGCCGGCCGTGGTGATCGACAGGAGTAGCGGCTGCCGGCGAGCAGCACCGCCGTATCGGAGAGCGTCCCACAGCCGGCGATCACGCTGCGCGTGGAGCTCGTCGAACAGGAGTGCGTGGATGTTGAGCCCCTCGGCCCGGAACGCATCGGCAGACAACACCCGATAGAACGAGTTACTGGCCTTATGGACAATGGTTTTACGCGAGTCGATCACCTCGAGGTGCTTCGACAACGCCGGCGATGCCCGCACCATCGACGCAGCTTCGCGGTAGATGATGCCGGCCTGCTCGCGGTCGCTCGCCGCACCGTAGATTTCGGCCCCAGGCTCGCGGTCTGCAAGGAGCATGTACAGAGCGATGCCGGCCAGCGTGGTGCTCTTGCCGTTCTTCTTGGGTAGCTCGCAGTACCCAACGCGGTAGCGGCGAGTGCCATCGGCATTGAGCCGGCCGAACAGCTCGCGGAACACGTCGTGCTGCCACGGCAGCAGCGTGAACGGCTGGTTGGCGTTCGTGCCTTTGGAGTGGCGGAGAATGCCCTCAAAGAAACGCACCACGCGCAGGTACTCGGCTTCACCGGCTGCCGTGATCGGCTCAGCCGGTGCCGAGAAACTCCGCGAGGCCGTCTTTTGCTGGCGTTTCCTTGGCGGCAAGTCGCACCCGTGAAGATGGGGTCAAGCCAAACTCAGCCATTAGCGACTGCTGGAGCGCCGCTAATGAGCGAAATAGCGGGCCGGCCGGGTTGGCTTTTAGGGCGGTATCAGTGTGCAGAACCGGTCCAGACGCTCGTAGCTCGAGCAACGCCTGCTGTGCCGCGGCGTGCACTTCACAGAGCAAAGCCAGGGCCTCTCCGTCGCCGGTCGTCAGCGTGCCGATTCCGAGCAGCAGCGGCACGAGTTCCTTCCACTTGGCCACGGCCAGCGGCTCCACAAGCAACCGAGTCGGCATTGGCGGCTCGCCTGACGGTGCCGATGGTTCCGGCCGGATGCGGCGCTTGCCGGGGTTGCCGGCGAGGAGTTTGAGGGCTGACGCTTTGGGCTTGCGGCCGGTTGGCATTGGGCACCGCAAAAAACGCGCGTCGTTTTGCGGGCGCACGCACAGAGTAAGCTACCGGGGTTTATATTTTCGATGGGTGCCGTGATCCAAGCCGCCCCCCCTCCGCCGGGGTCCGAAGGCCGCTGGTTCCGTCGCGCAGTCCCTTGCGTGCGTGACAGGCCGCACACCGGCACGCCCCGTTTGCCACGTCGTACCGCTCGCCTCCCTGGCTCACCGGCACAATGTGGTCGGCGTGTGCGTCACGCTTCCTGACGCAGATCCGACCGCAGTCACGGCACGTCCAGGCGTCTCGCGTCAGCACGGCCAATCGCCACGCTTTGTGCGCGGCGTCACAGTAGCCTCGCTGGTGTGCGTTGGGCCTCGTCTCGCGTCTCCTGACGCGAAGTCGTAGTGGAACGTGCGTGGGGATTCTGGTCGGCACTTCATCCGGCTCCACCGGCCGCGCGAAACACGCCATCCATCTGGGCGTCTGTGAGGCGCAGCAGACCGGTGAGCGTCCGCAGTTCCGACTGATCGCGTCGGATCTGGATCTCCCGATCCCACCACGCCCGCAGCAGGTCACGCTGCCGCGCGTCGGTCACGCTGTCGATGGCCGAGTCGATTCCGTCGAGCGTCCGGCCGATCCCCAGCAGGGCGCGACGGAGGGAGAGGTCGGAGACCACGGACGGTACAGGCGGCAGATCGTCCGCCATCTTGTAACCGACTGCCAACGACGCCTCTGGCACCGCCTTGCACCCGGGTGGCGGTTGAAACCCCGGCGGTAGGTCGGGCCGCACGAACGTGACGACGTGACCGAGCGCGTTAATGATTGCACGCCTGCTCATGTTGGCACCCACAGCCACAGCCTGACCATGCCGCCACCGCCGTTGCCGGCGGTCACTGTCCCGGAGTCGGCACCAGCAGACCCGCCGCCACCACCGCCGGGCCATGCGCCGTTCGCGCCGTTGCTCGCCGCTGTTGCCGCGCCGACGAACGCGCCGCCACCACCACCGTCGCCGCTGCCCGCCGCACTAGTCACGGCAGCGACACCGGCAGTGGTGGCACCAGCCGGCGCAGTGACGACCGCGGAGATCGCCTGATTATTGGCCGTTGCCGCGCCGCGACGGAGCGCGAATCCGACGCCGCCGGCTCCTCCGGCCGCCAGCGTCGCGGAATTTAGCGCGGCCCCGCCGCCGCCGCCGCCACCACCGGCGTAGACCGTGCTGCCGCGCGCTGCGCTGCCGGCACCTGACGTCCCGGCAGCCCCGCCCTGGCGCCCTGCCTGGAGCGACCCGCCCTCGACGTTGCCGTAGCCATCGCCGACGAAATTCGCTCCGAACGTGCTGCCCCCGAGCCCGCCGGCGGCAAACACGGCACCCAGCAGCGACGACGCGCCGCCACTGGTTCCGTTCGCCGCCGATCCACTCGTCGATCCTCCGGCACCGCCAGCACCGACGACGATCGCACCGCTGTCGGGGATCTGCGCGCGAAACAGCACGCCGCTGCGTGCCTCTCCGCCGCCTGCACCAGCACCGCCGAAGCGGTTGTTCGCGCCCTGCGCCGCCACGGTCCCAGTCGCGCCGCCCGCACCACCGCCGACAATCTCGTACCAAATGGCGATGAGTCCGCGCGGCACCGACCACGGGAACGTGCCCGGAAAGTCGTAGAACTGCTCGACGAGTTGCAACGACGGCGGCAGCGGGAATCCGATGATGCCGTTGTTCACGTTAGATCGGCTCCCAGTACGACGACGTGGAACGTCTCGGCGTTGTGCGTGCTGGCTCGCAACGACCAAGAAGCGTTCGGAAGCATGATGTCAGAGAAAACCACCTCGCCGCGTGCGGCCGCAAGGCTTGCACTTGGAGTCACAGCACCGATCGGGATCTCGCGGAGCGCGGTGTAATTCGTGCCGTCGTAGAGGAACAGCCGCACCATGCCTGCCGTGGTCGTGCCGGTGGCCGTGACGACAACGCGCTTGATCTCCGTTCCTGCCGCCACTGCCGTGAGCAGTGTGACAACCGTTCCGCTGCCGTCCCGGTTCGTGTTGGCGGCGCTCAGAACGCCACGCTCAACGCGAGGAACCGCCTCGAACACTGGACTAGTTGCCATGATGTCACCTCACGAGTCGAGCAAGGGAGAGATTGATCGCGCCGGCCTGCGCCGCGGTGAGCGATGCCAACGACGAGACAGTGACTGTGGTGCCGCCAGCGGCAACCGAAACTCCGCTGCCGGCGACAATCGAAGCGGCCCCCGTGAGCCCGTTGAGGCTCAACAGCACGGCCGTACCACCAGCCGTCACGTCAGCCGCTGACAACACCAGCGTCCCTGTCTTGCCATTGACCGACTGAACCGGCGCCGCAGCAGAGGCGGACGCACGGAACAGCGTCACGTCAGAGGTGCCGTGCGTGTGGACAGCAGCCGCGGCCGTAACGTCCACGGCCGACAGCACGACCGTTGCCCCGGTCTGGCCGTTCACGCTGGTGATCGTGCCGCTGCCGCCTCCACCACCTCCGGTAGCAGAGATGGAGACAGTGGTGCCTCCGGTAAGCACCGTCACGTTGCTGCCGGCGATGATCTGCACGGCGCCTGTGAGTGCGTTGACCGACTGCACGCCGGTGCCTGCCGGGCCGGCTGGTCCCTGCGGGCCAACGCCGCCGCTCACGGTCGCAGCGACCGTCCCGCTACCGCTGACAGTGACGTTGATTGAGCTCACCGGATGATCTCCAGCAGCCCATCGGTGCCAATGCGGCGAACGTCGCCGGATGCCGTCCAAACGATGCGGACGCCGAACGTGCCGACAGGAAGGGCGGCAGTTTGCGCCTCCGTCATGGCGAAGTTCACCTGGCCAGCGGCAGCGTCAACGACAGTGATTGTCGGGCTGGCGACTGAATTGCCATCGACGAGAGAATACACCTCGCTCGACCAGGTGTAACCCGTAGTGGCCACGCTCAGATCGACGAGCACGCCGAGCTCGTCGCCGCGGTTGGCCACGATGTTGAGCACGCCGGGTTTCTGCTCGTAGGTAGCCATCTGTTACCTCAGCGGGCACTTTCCGTCAGGGCAGCACGATCGGCACTGGCGAATGACGCCGTCGGCACCCATGATGTATTTGTTGTCAAGGCACACCTTGCACTTCGGCGAACTGTGCGGCTTCCCCGGAGAGTTGGCCCGCCGGCACCCACACGGGCAGTCGGATGGGCACTGCATCGGGATGCGTCCGTCCGGTCGGAACGTCCCGCCGCTGCACTTTCCCCCGCACGGGGCCTCGGGTGCGGGCGGCGTCGGGGGCGCCGGCGGCGGCACCGGTGCCGGGGCATCGCCGGCGAGGGTGGCGTAGGCTACCGCGACCGCGGCGGCACACCGTGCCGGCTCGGCGTCGATCGCCGGGACGGCCGGGGGGGCCGACAGCCAGCCGGCGAGGACCAGGAGGAGGGAGGCGAGGGTGTTGCGGATGGTACTCATGGCGTCGTTTCCCACACGATGTCGATCAGCTCGTTCGCGCGCTCCCACAGCACCAGACCCGTCCAGCAGACGACACCACCGACGGCGCTCGCCAGCCCGCCGGCAATTACCAGC